AGCTATTGGTTCTGTTGTACCTGTAGTCGGTACACTAATAGGTGGAGTTATTGGTAGTCTTATTGGCGGAATGTTTGGTAGTAGGGCAGGCGATAATGCCGCTACAAGTATTGCAGCTGACATGCAAGGTATCGATGACCCTCAAGCAATGATTGATAATTTAGCTCTGAATGCCGAAGCGGCTAGTTCTGGAGATGATTTATCAAATCTACAAACTGATATCAGTGAATCCCAATTAGCAGGAAATAGTGGTGGTTCTGTAAACAACATAATTAATCAAACTGACAACTCATCATCTAGTGATGCCATCAGCATTTATCCAGATGGTGGCCAAGATAGAGAGTTTAACTACTCCACTTAATCTTTATACTTTTCTTTTCTAGGAATAACTTTCGTTTTATCTGAATGCATCTGAGTAGATGCGTGTGAGGGTGTTTCTTTACGAGCTTTGACTTCTGGTTTCTTTTTACCGAATGCAAGTTCCCATCCGTCAGCATAGGCTTTATCGTTTGCGTTCCTTCTTTCAGAACCTTTGCCACCATGCCACTGTTTCATTATCTTCTCTTTCTTATTGGGTTCTGTAGAGCTCGTTTAGCGTTTAACTTCTTCTGTCTCTTTAAATCTTGATTCTTTTGATTCTTAGTATCGTTTGGTTTCTCATGATACTGTCGTTGTCTTATCTCTTGTACTATCTCTGCCTTATCACATGCTCTTTTAAATCTCCTTAATAGACTATCAAACGACTCCGTTTGTTTCGTTTTAGGATTTAATTTTGGTGTTACATTTGGCATATAATATTTCTCTTAAAAAGTGTACAGTCGCCCCAACGCTTACAGCAACCCGCTCTGTACCGATTATCCCGCTTTTGCTGATAACCTTTCCCCTACTTCGATGCCCCCATATCCACGGCCGAAGTTTGTAGTTGCATTCAAAAAACACATAATATATAACAACTACACCCTACAAAGAAATTAGCTGTCAGCTAACTTCTTAAAGTAATCCATCGCATCATCTTCATCGCCTTCGGATGTAGATTCTACTGATGAGATTACAGGTTCTTCTGCTACTGTTTCAGTATTAACTCCAGACCATGGCACTTCTTCCATGTCGTCTGCAATTGATTCAGCAGTAGAATTTGCTACAGCACCTGCAAGACCGAGAACTCTATCGAGTTTCTCTTTAAGTTCTTCATAAGACTTAAACTTACTAGGTGATATAATCTCCGATAGACTCTTTGTAGACATAGCGATATTTTCTAATCTCGCCTCATCTTCAAATAGATTCGCAGGTGAATCAAACTCTGATTTGTCATAGTTCCAGTAGCCGTCTACTTTTCTAATCTTAATCTTAAAGTTTGCACCTTCGCCTCTTAAGTCAAAAGGATTAATAGCAGACTCATCTTCGAATGCTGGAGAGATAGCCTCTTTCAACATTTCAAAAATCTTCTTACCATATCGGTACTGAAATACCTTCCCTTCATTATCAGGATTCTTGGGGTCTGAAACTACAAAGATGTTAGAAACATAATGAAGCCTACGCTTCTGTTTTCTAGCCATTTCTTTGTTGGCTTCAATTCCTGTGTTCCACAACGATGTGTTGTATTCACTTACAGGGTCTTTTTTACCAATGGTAGTCAAAGACTTTTCGATATACCAACCACCTGGACCTTGGAAACCATGGTCGAAGTAAGATACCCATGGCATCTCATCTCCTTCTGGTGTTGGCAAGAAACGAACTACTGCATAACCATTACCACTCTTATCGAGTTCAGGTTTCCAGAAAGTATCGTCTCCGTAGGTTTTTTTATCACCTTGAGCTGGTGATGCAGACTCCATGGCCTGTCTGAGCTTATCTAACGATGTTGACATTGTATTCTCCTATTGTATTCATATCGCATTATATCAAAGACTCTAGGCCTTGACCTAGAATCCACTTATCTTCAACTTTAAATCGAGATAATAGTTCATTATACACGATTAAGTCAAATCCTTCAATGGGGTTTTTAAAATAAACCTTAATTTCAGGATACTCTTTATTTATGTGTTCCATAAGGCTCACAAATTGAGATTGTTGAATATCTAGTACGCCTGAATCATGTCTGTATTCATCAGCGTATGTGTAGTGGTCTTCTCGACCATATACATTGGCAGATTCATTAAACTGTAGTGAATCATAACCAACTAGACATATGTTTTTGTATCCATGGTGTACTGCATATCCTAATGCATATATTCCACAATACATGTTCTTGAGCAGTTCATTTTTATATATAACTATGTTATCTGCATAGGCCCGATTGTATCCAATCATATAGGACCTCGTCTCTTCACCAAACTCATAAGATGTTTCTCCTTGATACACAAATGCATCATCATCTGGAAGTCTCGTTTCGATTATTGTTCCTGGTAACCCTAGTTTCATCATGTCCCACATATCTATAGGGAGTTCATTCCACTCGGCGAAACACACCTTACCTTTCTTATAGTACTCTTCTTTTACACATTCATTCTGAGGAGATACATCTTGCACAAACACCATATCTGGTGAGTGTGTTCTGTATATCATATTCATTCCCCACCACTCAGATAAAGTATTAGGGTCTATGTTTTTTCTTGACGGACCATTACCCACTAAGTATAACATGTCTAAGTTGTCTTGCATAGTTTTATAAGTTTTTGTTTATAGGTGTTGATGTTATAATTCATAAATGACTTATACTTATCAATCTTGTTTATTGTATCTGGATATATCAGTGTTTCTGATATAAGATTATTCCATTTCTTACTGAATTCAGTCACATCATCTAGTATACACATTGTCTCTAGTGATATGTTCTTACCAAGGAACTGTTTGAGTAGATAGGGGTGTTGTCCGTTTGTTACAGTCAATACCTCTTGTATCGTTTTCTTCTTTAATAGATACATCATGTCTTGTTCAAACTGATAAGATAATCTCTGTTGTCTTTTCTTCCAATCTAAGTAGAGTTTCTTAGATTCATTTTCTAGTAAATCACCAACCCACGCATCTTTCAATGATAGGTTGGCAACATAGAAGTCAAGTAGTTCACTCTTATATGTTCTCGCCAGTTTGGCAAAGTGATACTTGTCTTTTCGTTTCATGAAGGATGGTAAGTCTGCCTTGACCTTACCATTGTATTTGATGAAGTCATACGATGCTGAATTAAAATGTAATTTAATTCCTAAGTATAACTGATAACTATCAAATCCTTCACGACTCGACATTACTTATTCACTATAATCTTTTTCTTCTTAGGTACTTGTATACCTGAAAATGCGGTCATATAAGCTTCTTTTACATCTTCGTTTGTCTCACAAACAAAAACATAACTATTAATTTGCATGTATTCAGGATCCACTTTACCTGTTACTGCAACCCCTTTAGCAAAACCCATGCCACCGTTAGGCGCTTGTACTATCATGCGTGGGTTGTCTAATCTGAGTCCTGTTTCTGACTCGGCGTATTTACCAATGTACTCACCACTCATGGTAACTACACTTACTAAATCTCCTGCTTTCATATTTTTCTCCTTAATAACGGAACCCATATGGGTTCTCATATGTTAATGCTTCAGGTATATCCTTTGCATCTCTTACTAACCAGTAAAAAACTATAAAGTTTAAGCCTGGTACTATAAAACCTAACTGCCACCAACCACTATGACCTCTGTCATGTAATCTTCTTGCTGTTAAACATATACTTTGTACAAGAGTTACAAGTGTCCATAACAATACTAACACTCCACTCTCTTTCATTTCTCCCCATGGTTCTAGTATACTAAAGAATGTAAATCCTAGTACATAGTTGTCCACTAGTGCAAGTAAACCAAATACAATCATGGCATACAATGTAAACCACCAGTACTCGGGTCTATCTGACCTTCCGTTAATATCTGTTGCTCTCGTGACCAACACCGTCTTCATTGTATCAATGAAGTGTTTAATTATATTCATATTTTCCTTTATGTTGATATAAAACTTTCAAGTGAACCACGACTTGCCTTCTCTCTGTTAATCAGTTTTAGTTTCTCTGCTTCAGCAGTCAACTTCTCCTTTAACGGAATAGAAAGTAATCGTTTAGCACCTTCTGGTTCTACATTATTATTCTCGCACACTCTAAGTATTGCACTCATTATGTCCGTCTTATTACCTACAAGTAATCTTTCTACTTGTTCTGTAAACTCTTTTCTACTTATCATTAAGACCGCCAAGACTAAAGTGGTATTCTGTCATACCCTTTCTGTCACTAAACCAATCTTCATATACATCCATAGTATCGGCTTCTGTTAATATTTCAAAGATAGCCTCACTCTTAAGTTGGCCATCGTATTCGCCTTGAAGTAATTCTGTATCTTCTTCTAATGAACCTGATTCGATATACTCGTGTACTTCGTCTTCGGTTACACCACACTCGTCCAACCATCCACTATCGATGTGTTTTTCTTTTTTGACATACACGGTATGGTCTTCCGTTAGTGTCATAATTATATCACTCATAAACTTTCTCCAAATTTATTTTCTCTGAACCATAAATTAAATGCATACTTCTCGCCTTCTAATACAGGTAGACCTGCATGTTGCGATAGTATTTCTCGTTTATTGGTATCTGGTTCAACATTATACCATATAACGATTGTGCCTCTCTTTGGTTGAACATTAACTCCTAATCTATTGAATCCTGTTTCACCACCTTTCGGTACATCTCGTAAATAACCTAATACAGTTATCATTCTCTGACCCATTTGGCCCATATATAAATCATTGTATCCTTCGTCATTCTCATCAAAGGAGTCCCAATGATAATTGTATTCTTGTCCTTCTTTGTAATGTACAACCTGAAATGGTTCTGCATTCTCTAAAGGCATACGAACTGTATCTGAAATTCTATTTGCAACACCAAGTATAACATCGTTGGTGTGATGTGGCAACCAGGTATTTGAACCTGTTCGACCTTCATGTTTCATACCCTTGCCGTCTGGACTCGCAACCTTTGATGACTCTAAAGATGCAAGTGAATGTTGTAGAATGTGTTCGCATTCATATTCTGTCATAAAGTCGTGAACGATACTTATCATGTGAGTATCGTTATTAGAGATATTAATCATATGCCGTATAGATTCTTGTATTGTTCTCTTAGTTGATATAGTTCATCAACATAGTCTTGAGGTTGTGCCTCGAATATCTGGAAGGTATTCATACCTTCTACACCAACTATTGCAGTGATGTTGTCGACAGCGTGACCTGTCATCTCTTCTACCATGATTGCATATGCAGTCATTTGTATGTACCATGGTTTCGCCATGTATTCTTTTTTAATCTTAGAAGATGATTTAAAGTCTATAATAGATAACTCATTCTCCCATAGCCCTACGCAATCGACTCTACCTGCCATTCTCAATTCATTGGAGTAGAGAGGTGCCTCTAAGGCGATAGGTATAATTTCATCTAATACTGGTTGAACTGCCTTGAACATTCCTTCTTGTAGAATGTTTTCAAAGATTATTTCTTTCTTATCTTGTCTTAGATAGTCTTCTACATGTTGATGAAATTTAGTACCTCTGTTGGTTGCGGCCTTGGTAATCTTGTTCGCCTCTTCAGCGCCAACTCGTTCTCGCCACAACTTAATATGTTCTCTATTGAGAATGCCTGTGACTGTGGTGACTGATGGATACTTTATAGTACCTTCGCCGTCTGTATAGTATCTTTTACCATTCTCGTACATGGTACTAAGTTCTATACTCTCTAATTCATGCAGTTCGCATATCGGTGCTGTGTTCATAATTTACTTTCCTTTGTTTTGGAGTTTGATGTGTTTTCTAACGACCTCTCTGGTCTTAGATTCTTTGACACCCATACCATTGTATCTTTTGTCAACATCACTTCCTGGATATGCCTTACCTACATTTGATAAGACTTCTTTAAACCCACCGTCAATCTTAACTCTATCCCCTACGCCACCTGTGGTTGGGGGTGCAGTTAATATGACTTGTTTTAAGTGTGGGTTGTCTTTCTTGAATTGGTCGAGTACTTTATAGGACATGAATCGTTCTTCGATACATCCTGTCTCTGAGTTTTCGAAATCGTAACTAGGCATTTAACTGTTCCTCTACAATTTGTCTGACTTTCTTTTCACTGTACCAAAGGCCACTAAACAGTTGTTCTGTTCCGTCTTTCCATTGTACATAATATCTTTTGTAACCGTAAGGTCTTTCTGAGAAGATTCTAACTTCTCCATAATTTTCTACTAATAATCTCATAACATAAATTGTGGGACATCTCTTTTAGTCCACTTCGCAAAACTTTTCTTGTATTCTTTGTAGTATTTATGATACGCATCTATAGCGCTTTCTGCCTTGACATCATCTGGCATACACTGTGGTGGTTCTCGCCACACACCTAGTTTGCAGTTATCTGGTATGTTGTTTAGTAACTGTCTGAGTTTAGTATCTGTCATATGTGTTTTGCCGTAACGGTAAGTATACTCGTCACATAGATTGGTGAACATGTCATATGCATATTGATACTGTATTGCATTTTCACGAACCCATACAGTAGACGGATGATTGATATGAGATGCCTTGTATAAGATATCTTCTCTGTCATCAAGCATACGCCATCTCTGTAATCTACGACCATTCTTAGACAAACCATAATACGACTCGCCGTCTAACATACGATGTGCAGTAGATAACATCTGAGCGTATTCGATAATCATCTTAACTACATGTTTGTCGCAATGCAGTGTAGCGGATATATCTGGTTCTTTGTCTAAGTAAAATAAATTCATAGTGCTTTAATCTCTTCTAGGTACAGTTCAACTTTTTGCCACCCTAGATAACCTATAACATCTTGCGTGATAGGAGTATGGTAACACAACTCGTCATCACTGTCAAGTACCGCAAGTTCCCAAAGACCATCTTTTCCGCCATAAGAGAAATCATGTTTCACGACACTAGCGCCGTAACCATTTTCAAATTTATAAACATGTTGCACTCCTGTATCCATGTAATTAGTATCTATCAAATATTCTCTCATTGTTTTCTCCTTACTTGTAAAATATATGTTCGTTAATAACGACTGTTTCGTTTAGTGTTCCTGCCCAATACGGATTGACATAAACATTATGATAGTGAGTCGCACCTTCTGTAATGTCAGGATAGAAACCATCTACGACATCTCTGGCAATCAATAGACACTCATCGAATGTCTTTGTATCTAAAGGTACATCTGATTTGCCATCGCAATACCAACTGAACTGACATTGATTAATCTTAGGGACTAGTTTGCCTTGCCAGTTCTCTCTTAACTTTGCATCATAGACTACGCCACAAATATCTGCTGGGTATGAGTAATGTTGTGTTCTATTCAATACAACATTTGCTACTGCAACTTTACCAGCGAGTGGTTGATTACCTGCCTCGAAGTAAATGTTTTGTGCAAGACAATACTCTGAACCATTTTCATCTGAGGCCATAACTTGCATACTCATAGCACCACATAGAAATCCTAAAAAGGCACCTAGTGTAAAACTTATATATCTCATTTTCATATTAACACCCACTCGTTGTATGTGCATATTCTTCTGAACAATCCTTTGTACCACATACACATGTATCTAACTCTAGTTCATCTTGAAGGGGATTCATATCTTGAGCATTGGTTGTACCATACTCACAAAGATTCATGACATCATCAGCAGTCAACTTGCCACCTGTTTGGTGTGCAATCAGTATTGCACTTTCGTAATTAAGCTGCGTCATAATCGTAATTCCTTTCGCCGTTGTGATTCTGACCATTCTGATTATAGTTATCAAGAATCATGTTAAGAACATCTGGTGCATAGTAAGACTTACCACCGACATTCCACTGACACTCTTCAGTAGGAATATACCCATACTTCCAAGCATAGATGGTGACAGTATCATAGTTCCAGTCATCGTAATCTATCTCATCGATGTTTTGAGCATCGTACCACTTAGTATCAAGAACCCACTCACATGAGACTTTCTCATATGGGTCAGCATTAGTAAATGTTGGTGGCCCCAACACTTCACACAACCTCGAATAGGTTGTCGTTTTATATCCCTTTAAGGATGTACCCGCCGAACACATGTCCGGTGAAAGTACTTCATAGTCTTTTATTATCATAATTTATCTCCTATCTTAAATAATCTGGACCGTACATTCTAGATGTACCTGGTTTTACTTCGTAACCTTCGTAAAGATTACCCCTTGGTTTGTTTAGAGCAGGCGTTGCCCAACCAGCAGACTTGAGAACATCACCAACTTGGAACTTATCGTTGCCTATGTTGATGAACCCCCATACTGAACGAGGTTGGTCATCTTCTACTGTAAATATTTTAATGTATTTTTTGCCGATTGAATAATCGTGCGATAATGAATCACGAGTATGTTTCCACTGCATGTGATTCGCATGAGTTATGTCTTCACATAAATTCTCAACTAGTTCTACTAGTTCTATTGCTTTAGTTTCTGCTGTCATTACGAAATACCTCCAACGATTAGTGCGAATAAGAAGAGTGACATTCCTTGTAAGAAGTCAGTATCTAGTAGCCCGAGGTTTTTTATTTTTTTCATAATGTCTCCGTGTTTTTTCATTATATACATAGTATAACAAAAAGTGACACCTACTGTCAACCTCTACCCATTAATTAAAACCGTGCGACATACGCTTCATCGGTTTCCATCATAGAACGGTTCAATGCAACCTGTAAGTTAATCTTCTCAGCATACATATGAGCTTCCATTTTAGAATAGAATATCTTAGAACATAGTGGACGATTAGTGTGTAAACATAGTAGACGATAATAGTACTTCATTACTCCACCGTCCATGTCATAGTCATAGGGTAAAGAACGATATCAATGGGTGCATCCTTGTCTATCTTAAGTGCATCGTACTCTTCCTGTTCGATGCGTTCATGTGGTGTCAACCATGTAGCGTCTTCTAAAAACTCTTTGTCTGTCCAGTTCTCTGGTAGTTGTTTTGACATTTCTTTGTTCCTTTCTTCTCTCAGTGAGGTAGTATTATCTCAAAAAGTGACACCTACTGTCAACCCTTTAGGTCTAAATAACCTAATAAAGCTGTGCGTTCATTTTTAGTTAGAGAACTGGGACCTATGAATCTAGTATATGTTGTGCCAGCTGTGACCATCTTGTTACCTGCCGTTACGGCTGCGTTCCATAGTAAGTCATCTTTTGGGAATAGTTTGTTTGTTTCTGCAAGGGTAATCATCTCCCTGCCAATTGATACGATTTTTTGTACTGCTGGTGAATCACCGTAGTACGACATGTTTTTGCCTGCATTTAATACTTTCATTAGAACTCCTTGTTCGTTAATTAAGATACTAGTGTATCAAAAAGTGAGGTCTGGAGTAAACCCTTTTTACAAGTTTTTTTGTAGGTCGTCTAATTCTTGAATTTTTGCAGTGAGTATATCTAATCTGTTAGGCCAATAGATATAGTCCTTGTCTGAATCTTTAGCAAGATTCTCAAGTAGTGGTCTGATAAAGTTATCTAACTTGTTTATAACTTCAGTTGCTGTTGTGGTCTTTTCAACTATCTTAGTGTCAACAGATGCAAGTTCATCTGCGTCCATAGCTGTAAATCCGAAATCGTTGTATTTTACTTCTGGCATAATACTATTTAGTGAATCTCTCCATATCTTTTAATGACTGTTTATCTGATTGTACATCTCTGTAGTTTGCATGAGCTTGTATCGTTACATCTGGAATCTCATACTCTGGATAAGATGTAATCAGTTTGTAAATTAAACCTGCGACATCTTGGTGACGAACACTAGGTAAATTATCATGATTGAGTAACCCTAAATTAAGATTGGTCATCTTGTATTGTTTCTCTGAGTTGTAAGTTAGATTATTTGCAAGATGATTGAGTTGTGCTTTCTCTGAAGAATACATATATCCTTTTGATATGTTTGGTTGAGCTGCACGACTAGAAATATTAATAATGAACTTATCATTATTATACTTCCATGCCTCGTGGGCAATCATAAGAATCTCTGCCTGGTCATAGTGTGCAAGATTGATTAATACATCGCAAGGTTTGTATCCGTCAAATATCCAACAATCAGTTCCGTTCATAGTAATGTCATCGCATCTGATTGGCGCCACTTCAATCGTATCACCTTGATAAGGTGTCGATTCGAGTGTGTCTTTAATTATCTTTGCAAGACCACTAGTTCCTGTTATTGCTATTTTCATAATACTCCTTAATAATATCAAACGATGGTTTTCCAAATAGTGAACCATCTACACTACATTTGTTGCATGGGGAAACTGTTCTGTTTCCTTTCATCAATCTCTTTCTAATCTTTGTCATTGGTTTACTAAACCAAACTTCGTGTAGGGTGTCTTGTAATAGATTACCAACAACATGTTCTTTACCCCAATCGTTAGAACAGAACAATACATCTCCGTTCCAGTCTACAAACATTTTATAGAATGGGTAGTGACATGGTTTGCCTTGTAGGTCCGTAACACTTGACTCTTCTACACCAACCCAATCCATAACACCACTACGATTGTTTAGTATGAGTCCATGTTTCTCAAAGTCACCCCAATGCATTCTGAATTTGTATTTGTCAGGAAGTATATCTGCCCATAATAACAGTTCTTCAAAGACGGCCATTTGTTCTATGCCGTCATAGAGATTGATATAGATTAAATCTAGTCCTGACTTATGAAAGAGATTCTCAAGATAACCCATGGTGAGTTTATCTCCGTTAGTGTTACACTCTAAGGTTGCATCTGGCAGATGGTTTCTAAACACTGCAACGATTTCTATGAAGTTAGGGTTGAGTAAGTTCTCACCGAAACCAGAGAAAGATATCTTACCCTTAAAGTTGTTATCGCTCAGTTCTTGTGCAATTGTATTCGCACCCTTGACTGTTAGATGTAGATTC